CGGAAACTCTCCCTATGTCAATTTACATGACAAGGAAGCTTTCTATGTATCCGGTGACTATGAGTCGGCGACAGACTTACTCCACCCTTTTTTATCAGAGGTGGCCAATGAGGCGATTTGTCAGCGCTTGCGTATCCCGCTCGAGGACCAATGGGTTCTAAAGCAATGTTTGACAGGACACTCGTTAAAATACACAAAGAACGGACCACTACATAAACAACAGTGGGGACAATTAATGGGTTCACCGTCTTCCTTCCCGATCCTCTGCCTCATCAACTTGGCAGCGACGAAAGTCGCATATGAGGAATACCTCCGATCCATCGGAGTTCTCGGTAAGAAGGAATACTGTGTTCTAGAGGAACTACCTATGTGTGTAAATGGGGATGACATCTTATTTTGGTGTTATTCACAGGAACATTATAACATATGGAAGCAGGTCACTAAGGAATGTGGCTTGAAATTTTCTCTGGGTAAAAACTATACTCACAAAAGGGTCGCAATTATCAACAGCGAACTCTACTTCTCTAAGCCTGTGCTAGACTATAACAAGTTAGCCAGCCAGAAGGTCCCCCTGACGCAGCAGGCCACCGTTCAGCTCTTTTTCACAAGGGCTGGACAGGCACCCCCGAACACCCTGTTCGAGAAGGTGTCTTCCATCAATTCTCGCCTCCTCATAGGAGGGCAGAGAAGTGGAACTGCTATGTCACAAGTGGACCTCTCCTACTCAACGATCCGAGACCTTGAAATTCTCGCAGCCGAGCTTAGGAGGGGCAAAGTTCTCCCACAAACATACACTGGGGTTAAATTTACGAGTGACGACGATGAAACTTATGGGGTGAAGAACAAACAACTTTACTCTAAACTTACATCCGAGGAGGAACAACTATTCTTCTTACGACAAGTACAAATGAAAGACACAGTCATTCGTGACAGAAATCTGGATACATACTTGAAATGGAGGAATACGATTGAGGCCCGGGGTGAAAAGGGATTAAGTATGATCGCCGCCGACAACATCGAAACGAGTCGGCCTGCGTTAAGGAAGTCATTCACACAAACGTACAACAAGATACAGAAAGCTAAACTGCTACAAATGCAAAGGGCTGGTTTGGGTAACGCGGACAAGAATACACCGTGCTACATCCCACAGTCTCTCGGAGGGTTAGGTCTAATCCCTCCTCCAAATCATCAATTCACCGCAATGGATTACATAGAGGTCGCAACTTTGGAAGGTTGCCCCTATGCGGCTGAGCGATATCTAAATCGAATCGCTCCTAAGATGCCGAAGCCAGCCTTTATGGTGGCTTTATCCCACGAGTTGACCCTCCAGAAAGATCTTCTGGCTATTAAGGGGGAACTCAAAGAGGACGTAGATATTGGATTACTACGATTCCTAGGTGAAGAGGACGGATTCTGGGAACATAAGTTTCTAACAGGGTTCGTGACTCAGGAGAATATGATTTTGGGGCCCGAAGATATGGGTGAGGCATATACGAAGACGATACAAATCAATCGATCTTTTAAATCAGCAGAGCTTTCCCGCGAGAAAGTCCGACAATTCAAACGTGGTCGTGACCTGCATATCTTTAAGAAGGTACGGGAAGTTGTGGATGGGGTGAAGAGAGAAAGAGTAGAGTGGGTTGAGGGTGAGACCTGCGGAATGGAGGTTGATTTTAAGTCAGTCTCCATCTACAGGACACACCGCCCATCGCCGAAATTCGAGTAGGGGGAGAGGGTTTTCTAAGGGTGGCGTAAGCCCCAGGATGAAGTAACAAAGGTTATTAGGTGCATAGACATGAAGGTGTAACCGGATTCTGCATTTATACAACTGGAATTATGGACTGGGTCGGTTCCAAGCTGTGGAAGAAGTCAGAGATTGGACTAGAG